ACATCACGGTGACATCAGCGGGTGTGCGCGATACAGTTTGCATCCAAGTTGATTCTCCATCGCATCTGTTCCTCGCCGGACGTTCGATGACGCCGACACATAACAGCGAGATCGTATCGCGCAAGCTCCCCGCCTATTTACTCTCTCGGTTCCCTCAGTGGCGCATTGGCGCGGCGAGCTATGCAGACTCGCTCGCAAACACGATGGCGCAAAGCGTTCGCATCAATCTGGCCTCGCCTGAGCATCAAAGACTCTTCCCAGTGTCGATAGAGAAGCGCAAGTTTGCCCTTGATCGCATGGGGGAGTTCACTGCACCCGGCGGATCGGGAAGCTATGTCGGCGTCGGCGTCGGCGCCGGACTCACGGGCCGTCCGCTAGACTGCGCAATTTGCGATGATCCGACGAAGGGCGAATCGGAAGCTCTCAGCGAGACGGTAAAAGAGTCGCAATGGAACTGGTATCAAGCCGTCTTCTCTACTCGGCTCAGTCAGAACTCTGGGCAGATTGTTATGGCTACGTCCTGGGCGATGGACGACTTGCCGGGACGCATTTTGGAGATGTTCGCGGGCAACCCACGACTCACGCATCTGCGCTTCCCAGCCATCAACCTGCCCGATGAGGTTGGCTACAATCCTGACCTTCCAGCGGGTGCGCTCTGCCCAGAACTTCACAGCCTCGACAAGCTGCGCGAGACGAAGGGGCTGCTCTCCGATTATTGGTGGGCGGCGCTGTATCAGCAAAGCCCGCGAGCGCTGGGTGGCAACGTCTTCAAAGAATCAGGGCTGCAATACTACCTACCCAAAGACTTGCCTCAGAAGTGGGACAAGGTTGTTACGTCGTGGGATTGCACGTTCAAGGATACCGATGGCACGGACTTTGTTGCGGGCGAGGTGTGGGGGCGGTCGGGCGCGAACGCTTACCTGCTCGACCAGGTGCATGATCGTTTGAGTTTCAGCGCAACGGTAAAGGCGGTCGTGGCGTTGCATCAAAAATGGCCGCAGTCGCGCGAAATCCTGATTGAAGACAAGGCGAACGGCCCTGCTGTGATTGACGTACTGAAAGCGCACGTTCCGGGCATCATTCCGATAGAGCCGGATGGGTCGAAGCTCGCTCGCGCCCATGCGGTGACAAGCTACTGGGAAGCCCTCAATGTGTTTCTGCCACATGAGGCGATCGCTCCGTGGATTCGTGCCTACGTTTCCGAGGTGACGGCATTCCCGGCGGCGGCGCATGACGACTGGGTAGACAGCATGACGCAAGCACTCCGTAGGTTGTATCCGCTATTCGGGCGGCTTAATATCAATCAGGCGGCTCTCAACGCTGCGATGGGATTACAATAACTAACTATGTGGCCATTCCCCAAGCCCCTCACGCCTGCCCCCGCCATTGAGAAGCGTCGCTCTCAGTTGTCCCATGCCCTCACGCTGGCCCGCGAAGGCTCGAACGTACCAACCCATCACTTTCCCGTGCAGCCGCCCGTGTTGCCCCCCGGCGTCGTACCTACAGGCCACACAGCGGGCGTAGCGATGGACTCCGCCATACCTGGGATGAGGAACACCTGGGCATACATGATGAACGGGATGCGCGATGCTGTAGGGTTTCCCGGCTATCAGTACCTAGCCATGCTTGCTACACGGTCTGAGTTTCAGAAGATGGTATCGAGGCTTTCAATCGAACTCACCCGCGAATGGATTGTACTGAATAGCTCCGAGACGGCGGGCGATGGGACGAAAGAGAAGATCACCGAACTAACTCAGGAGTTGAAGACGCTGGGGCTGCAAAAGGTAATCCAGACCGCAGCCGAGCATGACGGGTACTTTGGGCGCGGGCAAATCTTCATCGACCTCAAGGGGCACGACAATCAAACGCCGCTGATTCTGGACTCGCGCACCATCGGCAAGGATTCGTTTCGCGGCGTCAAGACGGTAGAGGCAATGTGGACAACGCCGGTCGCATGGAACGCGCTGAATCCAGTTGCACCGGACTTCTACAAACCGTCGCAGTGGTGGATGCTGGGGCAACAGGTACACGCCAGCCGATTGATGACGATTATCACGCGGCCATTGCCGGACATGCTCAAGCCTGCATTCAACTTCTCAGGGATGAGCCTGACCCAGCTTGCAGAGCCGTATGTGGACAACTGGATTCGTACACGACGGAGCGTTTCTGACCTCATCTCGAACTTCAGCGTTACGGCCCTGGCGACCAGCATGGATCAAGTATTGACCGGAGGGGATGATGGCACAGACCTATTCAAGCGGGCCGAACTCTTCACGCTCACGCGCAACAATCGCGGGTTGATGCTGCTCGACAAAGACCGCGAAGAGCTTGTCCAGGTCAACACGCCTCTGAGCGGGCTATCAGAGTTGCAGTCGCAGGCGGAAGAGCACATGGGACTGCCTTCGGGTATGCCGATGATCGTTCTTACGGGCATCTCCCCAACGGGATTGAATGCTTCAAGCGAGGGCGAGATTCGCGTGTGGTACGACCTGATTGCTGCGATGCAAGAGTCAAACTGGCGCGTCCCGATTGAAACCGTGCTGAAGGTGATGCAGCTTTCTATGTACGGCAAGATTGACCCGGACATCACGTTCGCATTCAAGCCGCTCTTCCAGTTGACTGCGAAGGAAGAGGCGGACGTGCTGACATCCAAGAGTACATCGGCTTGCAACTACATCGACCGTGGCGTACTTGATCCAAGCGAAGAGCGCGAGCGTCTGGCGCGTGATCCTGATTCGGGATATGAGGGTCTGGACTTGTCAGTAGAGCCACAGTTGCCGGAGCCGGATGAGCCGGAAGAAACCAAGGGGCTGACCGATGGCAATAATTCCGACGCCAAGAAGTAAGGTCGCTCGCGCCATCCACGCTAACGAAGGATTGTCTGCGCGGTATCGTGCACGGCTTCTAATGCTAATTGATGAGATGGCCAACAGCGTGGAGTATTGGCTCAAGGCAAACTATCGCGCGGCGCCCCCGCTGCTCGCTCAGGATGCAAGCCCGTATCGCGCGGCGCAAAGAACATTCCGCGAGCTGGTCAAACGATGGCTCAAGCGATTCGACGAAGCCGCCCCCACGGTTGCCGAGACGTACCTCAAGAATGCGTTTCGAGGATCTGACACAGCGATGCGTATGGCGTTGAAGGATGCCGGATGGACGGTGAAATTCACCATGACGCCGGCCATGCGCGATGCGTTCGACGCTTGCCTTGCCGAGAACGTAGGGCTAATCAAGTCGATACCCCAGCAGTATTTGTTGCAGGTTGAGGGAATCGTTAGCCGGTCGTACACGGCTGGGCGAGATTTGCCGGCGATGGTCAAGGCGTTGCAGGCACTCTACCCGAAGACTGCGGATCGGGCGTACCTGATTGCGCGTGACCAGAGCAACAAAGCAAACGCAACAGTGCAGAAGGCCCGCCAGCAGGAGCTAGGCATTACTGAATTTCAGTGGCTCCATTCTCATGCTGGAAAAGAGCCACGATCTACACATGTAGCTATGAATGGGAAGCGCTTTCCTGTTTCTCAAGGAGCTTGGGATTCAAAGGAGGGAGCTTACGTCTTTCCCGGCGAACTGATAAATTGTCGGTGCGTATCACGTTCGATACTCCCTTGGACTCCCGCTCTTCCAGATAAGAAATAGCCCGTTTCATATTCTCAATGTTGTCTCTGAACGATCCTAGCCCGCAATTGCAATGATGACAAAGAATGCCGCGCACCTGTCCTGTGGCGTGTGAGTGGTCTGTGTGCCAATATCTCTTTCTGTGGTTAGGCGTGGGAGACCCGCAAATGGCGCATACGGAACCCTGAGAACAAAACAAATCGTCCCATTCCTCCATGGTCAAATTGTATTTACGGCATATTTCCTTGCGCGCTCTTTCCTCTTTTATCCCAGGCTTAGAACGATACCGATTGATCGAGGCCAACTTTGCGGCGCGAACCTCTGGAATCAAATACCGTTGACGGTAATATTCCTTGTTTTGGGGGTTCTTTCTCCATCGACGATCGCGCTCTGATCTTCGAGCCTTCAGTTCTGCTTCTGGAAGAAACGCGGGTTTAGCTTGTCCACATTTACATATCCCATCAGAACCGTAGCGATGGCGATATTTATATAACGTGCAGGGATTCCACTGAATAGATGACATGAGTGCATCATATCATAAAATGGCTGCATTCATCAACTGTCGAGTCCATATGGCTTCACTCGCACGG